CGGCTATTCGAGCATCAACGGTGCGGTATTGCTGCATGAGCAAGGTGCCGCCGCATCCGCCAAGCAAACGTTGACCCACCGCGATGCCAACCGCACTTGGGTGCGAAACAAGGCCAGTTCAGTCTGGAAGGCCTGGCGTGAGATTGCTTTTACCGACTCGCCGGTGCTGCTGGGCGTTCCAACCGCACCGACCGCGACAGACGGGCAAAAAGACCTGCAGATTGCCAACATGACCGCTCTGTTTGCGGCCACCAGAGCGCGCGGTTTGGGCCAGAGCGCGGATTTGCGGACCACCATCTATGTTTCGGGAACACCGACGGATGTTATGGGTACCGGCCTAAACATGGGCCTGGCAGACGGCTACGTGCTTGGCGTCCCTGGCATGCCTACCACCAACGCGTGGGGCACCCTGCACGTTATGGGTGGCTGGACAAACGTAAGCTCTGCTATCAACGCCACCAGCCGCGAATTCCATTACGCCGAAAAACGCTTTGTGCAGAAGGCTGCCACCGCGACCACCTGGGGGCCATGGGTGGAGCTGGCCAGCGGCGGCGATAACGTCAATATCAACTCCCTGATCGATGTATTGCTGAAAGGCACCAACGGCCTCTCCGGCACGCTCACCAGCAACTTCAGCGACACCACGCTAGTTCCCGGCGCCAACTACCGCGGTTCGGGCGTGGCCATTGCGCCGAAAATTCGCCTGACTGACAACGCGGGTAACCAAGGCTGTACGCTGGCCCTTCAGGGCTACGCCTACAGCACCTACGACTATGCGCCAAGCATCGTCGGCACTCGTTCCAGGGGCGCCCCTGGCGTTCATGCCATGGTACCGACCGGGAGCGCTGTCTTTTCCCTTCTCGGTGCCGCCAGCGATGGCGCGCAGTACCAACAAACCGGTCGGATCGACTTCTACACCGCGGAGGACGCTAAAGCCACGTCGTCGGCTGGTGAGGTCCGTGTTCTGACAACCCCGGTCGGGAGCACGAATCCTTCGCTCGCCGCTGTTTTTGGCAGTGACAGCAAGTTCACAGCTTATGGCCAGGGCGTATTCCGCGCGGGCGCGGCGGTAACTGGCACCCTGAGCACGACAGGCGACCTGGTGACCAACTACCGGCAAGGCGTGATCCGCGACGGCGGGCTGCCTTATACGACCTATGTGCGTACCGACCTGCTCGAAACACCTGCAGTGAACACGCAGGTTATGACGATCCAGGCTAAGACCCCATCGTTAACGACCAACTTTGACGGCGGTCGGATTCTTGCGGCTATCAGCGCTTGGTTTAGCTCGGTGGGCGGCGGCCTTGCCAACATTGGTGCGCGCAATTCAGCCGGGACTGTCACCAGCGAAGTATTTTTCGACGGCGACTTGGGGTTGGCGTCCGTCAAGAACGGCGATTTCCAGACAAACAATGGTTTCATCGCGGCCGGCGTGGCAACGTTCAAGGCGCTGACCACCTTTATCGGGCAAACCATTTTCAGCGCCGCCGTTCGGATCAACGCGAAGCTGGAGGTCTACAACGACGCAGCGTCAACGGCTGTCGATTACACCAATGCCGGTATTTTCCTCGCCAACAACCTCAACAATGGTGACGGCGGGATCACCATTGCCAACTACGCCCCGGCCATCACTTTTGTAGACAGGACCACGAACACACTCAGCATGCGCTTGCGTGCAGACGGTGCGATCTTGCGCCTGGACGTAGACGACGGCGCGGGCGTGTGGACACAGAACCTGGTCAACTTCAACTCGGCCGGTCATGCCTCGGTGGGGGGCGCCACCGTCAACCAATCGCGCCTTCTGACTTTGGGCTACAACACGGCCGGTAACAAAAACCTGAGCGGCACTACCCAAATTGGCGCAATTGCCTACCACAACATAGGTGTAGACGCTGCCACTCGGGGTATCGGCTTCGGCGTAGAAAGCACCATTGGCGACGGTACTACGGCCTGGACGTGCCCAGACTGGGTGGACTTCTGGGCAAACTCTGTGACCGTGAACACGGGCACGACCGTGACCATCGCCACCCGATTCCGTGGTTACGATTACAGCAACGTGAACATCCTGACGGCGTATGCGTTCGATGGTCGTTTGACTGCCCGGGCCGGCGTGAACCGCTGGAACCTGTACATGCAGGGATCGGCACCGAACTACATTCGCGGCCAAACCATCATCGGCGGCACGGATACAACCCTGCCAGCGGCTGGCGTGGCCCTGGAAGTCAACGGCACCACGAACCTCGTCGGACTTCTGGACGTCGACGGTGGCCTGGACGTATCGGGCATTTCCTTGTTTGGTAGCTCCGTGCGGGCTAACCAATACATCGACCTGGGCTACCAGAACACTGTAGCGGGCAACCGACAGCTTTCGTTCTACTCGGCCGCAGATATCACCCTCACAGCGTCCCTCGGGGTGGTCGGAACGACAGCGGCAAACTCGGTGATGACGGCTACCGCGTCTAAGGTGGTCGTGGCTGGCGCGCTGGAAGCGACCGGCGCCGCAACGCTTGATTCCACGCTGAACGTAACCGGTGCTGCCGCACTTGCATCGACCTTGAACGTGGCAGGCGCTGTAACTTTTGACACCACGCTGAAAGCAACTGGCGCCGTGACAATGAGCGCCACCTTGAACGTGGCCGGCCTTTCGACACTGGCGACCCTGAAGGCGACAGGCGCGACAACACTGGATTCGACCCTGGTAGCGCAGGGCGCGGCAAACTTCGGATCGACTCTGCAAGCAACCGGCGCGACGACCCTTGGTTCGACCCTGAAAGTGAACGGCGGGGCGACCTTTGACACCACGCTGAAGGCGACCGGCGCTGTAACCCTTGATTCGACCCTGAACGTCGGCGGGGCTGCTGCGTTCGCTGCTGCTGCGACCTTCGCGGCAGGGGCCGCCATCACTGGTACGCTGTCCGCTACCGGTACCGTCACGCGCAAAGGCGGCGGCGCTGTTAGCTTCAATGCCTACTGTGACAACGCTGCCACAAACAGTTTCTACCAGGCGCAAACCACGTCCGGTTCGGTCTACTTTGGCAACGCTGACGGTTCGACCTTCGCCGTAAACTCTGCAGCCTCGTTGACCAGCGCCTGGGCATGGTTCCGGAATGGAAGCGCGGCGGTAAACGGCACGTTCTCGGCTGCGAGTGTTGCAGCGGCCGGCGCAATGTCTGTCGGGGCTTCTCTCAGCGTAGGCACCACGATTTATTCCACTGGGAACATCGTCACGGACGGCGCTGTTGGTGCGGCCGGGAACGTGACGTCGAACGCCAGCATGTCCGCAGCCGGCAACGTCACCGCTGGCGGTTATCTCCTGGCTACCGGCGCTGTCCAGGGTGCCAGTTTCTACACCCCTGGCATAGCCACTGTAGGCGGATTGACATCGAGCGGCACCGTCGGCGCGGTCAACCTCACCGCGGGCAACAACATCAACGCGGGCAACGCCATCATCGCCGCAGGCACTGTCTACGCGAACAACGGTAATACCTGGCTTGGCACGGACGGCAACCTGTACGGCTCCCTTTGGGGCGGCTACTTCTCGACCTACCTGGGCAACAACTTCACCGCACGAAGCAACATTGGCTACGACTACGCCAACTATGCAGGCGCCACCGGTGGCCTTGGAACCTACGCGCTGATGACCAACCGCACCGGGGGCGCTTTGAGCCCTGGCCAGCTTGTTGGGGGCGCCTACCTCACCTATGCGAACACCGAAGACGTGGTGCGTAACGGTGGCTCACCTGGTGTTGGAACCTGGCGTTGCATGGGCACCGCCTCGGCAGACGCAAACGATAAAGGCACCACTCTTTTCTTGAGGATCGCTTAATGCTGACTGTGAAATCTGGCCGCGCGCCAAGCTGGAACGTGGAACGCACCGCCATCAACCTGCTGGTGGTGTTTGAGGAGACGGCCGACACCGTGGGGGAAATGCCTTTCACCGCCTCTCCGGATGATACCGCGGACCATGGCAGAGCGATCTACGCGGACGCCCTGGAAGGCTGGTATGGCGATATCGCGGAGCCAGACGCCTGGGAGGTGTCCGTGGCGGTCACCGCCCGGCGTGAAGCCTCGGCCCGGGAGGCTACCGATCGCATCACGGCGCTGGACACTCGCCTGGCGACCCTGGCGGATGCCATTGAGCTGGACATGGCCACCGCGGAGGAGCTGGCCGCCAAGCCCGCGATTGAGGCCGAGCAAAAGGCCTGGCGGATCTACCGGGTGAAGCTCTCCCAGCTCGAAGCCCAAGAAGGATACCCGGCGGCGGTGACCTGGCCAGAAGCGCCGGCGACCCCGTTCGTTATTGCCTAACCCTCTCCCAGGCGCCCTACGGGGCGCCGCATTGACTGGATGCCGTCATGATCAACCTGCAAAGTCTGCTCAATTTCGCCCTGTGGTCCGGGTACGCTAACGCCGACGCCATGCTGGCCGCCTACAACCAAACCCAGCCCCAGGCCTTTGAGCTGAGTATCAGCGACAAGGTGATGCTCGATCGGGCGATTCTGACCCTTGGCCAAAGCTACCCCATCGACCAGGAACGCCAGGCCGCTGGCCAGGCCCCGGTGACGCGGCTCTACCGCAACAAGCTCACCCACGCGATCGTAGACGGCGCGTCCCTGGTCGGCGCCGACATGAGCAAGTTCGAAGAAATGGTGGCCACCGAGGATGGTTGGTATCCGCTGGGGTTCGTGCGCGCCAACATGGACGCGGAAATTCTGGCCGGCCTGACCCTTACGTCGTGGCCTACCGAACAATTGATGCTGCGGATGTATCGCTTGCTGCACCGGCTCAAGCACGGCGCTGACTTTAGCCTGGCCGATTTGATGCTGGCGGCCGAGCAAGCGCGCTTGGCTGAAGATGCCGCAAAGGACGCCCAAGAAGCGCTTGATGCCCTGGTGCAAGATGAGCCCGAACAAGCGGCAAACGTCGCTGAGAACGAGCAGGAAGGCCAGTAAGCCATGTCGCAGAACCTAAACGGTAGCTTTGACCAGATCCGCGCGGCCTGGGGCCAGTACATGAACCGCTGGTTTGATGAACTCTACGCCAACACCAAAGCCGTGGAGCTGTACCGCCAGAAGCCTTTCAGCCAGGCCGTCATGTGGGCGCCGTCGCGCATGATCGATGCCGCCCAGGACATGCTGGCGGCCTACCGCAAGAACGTGAACGGGCCAGAAGGCGCCAACGCGATGTTTCCGATCGTGTTGATGGCAGTTGATGAGAATTTTATGGGTACCGGCGCCGACTGGGGTGGCGATCACATTGCCAGGCGTGTGCTGCAGATCCGGGAAGGTGGATCGTGGTACGGGTACCAGCATTCGATGATGGACCAGCGCCTGCAGGTGGTGATTATCGGCAGTGAAGGCACGTCACCGAAAAGCCTGGCCGCTCAGTTGTCTACGTTCATCAAGCGCCCGAGCAATCGCCACCTCAAGGCCGTCTATGCCTTTGGGGAGTACGAGATTCCGGCGCCGATCACCCTGGAAACCAACCGCATCGACTGGATGGACGTTAAAACGGACCTGAAGAACGTCAAGATCCTGGCCGCGGACATTATTCTCAAGTGCACCATGCCTGTTCTGGACGCCCCGGCCGAGGGTGAACCTAACGATGGCACAACTCACAACCCGCCAGGCTACCCCCTGGTGCAGGTGGTGCAGCACGACGACACCACCGCCCAGGTGCGCAGCATCGGCACTGACGACGGGATTACCTGGAATCACTCGGTATGAACGTATTCCTGCGCGAAGACGGGGACATGCTCCCCACCGACGTGGTGATTTCCTGGCGCTTGCGTTCGGACCTGGCGCCGGTACCGCGAACCTTGGAGTTCACCGTAAAGCTGATCGATGGCGTAGAGACGAAGGTGAAAGAAGGCGCCTCGGTATGGGCTGGCCGGGAGAACTTGCGGTTTTTGATCGTCAAGACCGACAAGGCGCAACCCCTTGGCCAGGTGCAGGGCACTTCCCAGCAACAGGCGATGAAAGTAACGGCCTTGCTGTATAGCTGCGCCGGCATTGCCACCGCGCGGGCACAGGCCGTCGTACAGGAAAACACCACGTTCGGCGGCGCCTTTCGGGCGTGCGGCGCCTATGCCCAGGTAGATAACGATTTCGTGGTACCGCGGTTTACCTGCTTCCGGGGCAAGATCCCGAGCTATCCCCTTGTGCAGATCCTGCAGGAGGAAGGCGCCGCCCTGGTGCTGCGTGGCGGCCGTATCAGCGCCATGCGTCTGGCGGACATGGGCAAACAGGTGCCGGTAGACAACATCGGCCAGATCGACAGTGCGGCCAAGATCAGCAGCGAATACCTGCAACTGCAGGACGTGCCGACCTACTACAGCACCAACGATGCCGCCGCCCTGGTCGTGGGCCCGAGCAACCAGACGCGCATCCTGGAGTACATGCCGCGCACTGACGGGCGCCGCCTGCGCAACGCATCGAGCGTCCTGGTGCGCAGCAAGACTGTCGATAGCAACGTGTGCCAGCACATTCAGGCGGGTGACGTGCTGCAGGTGGCCGGCGAAAGCCTGATTGTGATCACCGCCCTGCATGCTTTCGAAAACCTGGAAGGCGCCCAAGAGAGCCGTAGCCGCCTTTGGCTGGGGAGGCTGGTCAATGCCCTCTAATTTCCTACATGCGGCCTTCATTCGCAGTGTGGACCGCGATCGCCGGGAAGTGCGCGTGGAAGTGCCGCCCTATACCGACGGCGCCAGCCTGATGCCACTCGCCCAGGTGATGTACCCCATTGGTGATGACTCGACCAATACTGAAATTCGCCTGGTGGAGGGCGCCGAGGTCTACGTGGCCTTCGAGGCGGGTGATCCGCGTTATCCGATCATCATGGGCTTTCGTAACCCCAACATTGGCAACGTCGTCGGTATGCGCCGGTGGAATCACGATAACTTTGAGCTCAACGCCGACGACACTTTCACGATCAACGCCGGTACCCAGATCAAGCTGGCGGTGGGCGGAACCACGCTTACCCTCACCGGCTCCCAGCTGGCCGCGCTCGCCGGCACCATCAAACTCAACTAAGGGGGCTCTATGCCTGGAGCAGTACGTGTAGGAATGGACAGCGCCGGCGGCGTGATTACCGGCAACCTGGCGCCGACGGTGCTGGTCAACGGCGCTCCGATCGGTGTCAAAGGGGCTGACATAACTGGCCACGGTACCGGCGCCCATGCCGGTCCGGTGATGGTCGGCGCCAGCGGTACCGTGTTCGCCCAAGGCAAGCCAGTGTGTCGGGCCGGGGACCTGGCCACCTGTGGCGACAGTGCGTCCGGATCCGCTAACGTGCTGGTCGGATAACCGCGCAAACGCCCCGCCGGGCAGCCCTCGCCCGTGCCGCACAATGCCCCCCATGTATCCACACTATGGGGGCATGTCATGCCTGCAACGAACCCGCTCGACTTTTCCAGCGCCGCCAGCGCGGCCACGGCGCTGAAGAAGGTCAAACAACTGATGATCCGCGCTGGCCAGGCCGTTGTGGCCACCGAGTTCATCGACAAGCCCAAACGCACCAACGGCATGACCTACCGGGAAGCCTTCTTGACGCTGGCCAGCGGCCAGGCCGTCACCCTGCGCGTGACCGCCGCCGGCGATATCTACCAGGTGCTGCTCAACAACTCGCTGGTGCCGATCAAGGCACACGACGACACCGCCAAGGCCGTGGGCGAGATTGCCGCCCTGGCTGAAAAGAATCAGGCCGCGTTCCAGAAGGCCCAGGCCCGCAAGGCGATCGCCCTGCCCCCTGGCATGACCACGCCGGCGCCGAAAATGATGACTGTTCTGTCTGAGCGCGTGGCCCAGCTCGACACCCAGATTGCCGAGCGCCGCGCCACGGTGGCGGATCTGCAGCAACAGCTAGGCGCCATGACCGACAGCACCGGCGCCGACAACGCAGCGGCCCCAGGCGAGGAGCTGCCTGTAATGACGCTGGCGGCCGCGTATGCCGCTGCCCGTGAGATTGTGACGGCGAAGCCCGAAATACTCGACAGCGTGGGCACCGGTGGCGCCGTGGCCGTGCTGCGCATCGCCCTGG